CACGTCTTCAACACCAGCATCCATCCACAGGGAAGATGCGTTAAACTTACGCAGTTTGTGGCCATCTTGGAAGTAAGTGGAATTAATTTCTCCGTCGCGTTCAGAGACCATGGTCTTCTCTTCGTTGACGACGAGGCCAATCTCACTTCCTTGTCTAACCACCTCACCTCGGAGATCTGTGTTGCCCCGTACTTCGCGGGTTAACAAGTCATCCCCATTAACCAAAAGGGGGTGACTCGTCCACTCTTTAAAACTAATCTCCTTCCTGTCTAACATTGCGGCCAATGCCATGTCAACTACGGTCTTGTTGATCACGCAAAGCAGTGGAAAAGACATAACAGACCCCATGGGCTGGCCCGAATATGTCTCCCTGCCATCAATCACCAGATTCGATAGCACCCGTAGTGCCTGGATCTCTTCTTCGGAAAGATGGTCCGCCTGTTCCTCAAGTACCTCAACTGCTACCTTAATGTACTCCCGCTTGATATTGTCAGTCGCGGAAGTATAGTCAAAACTTAAAAAGGCAGCGCCTGTGAGGCGTTGAACGTGCTGGTCGGTCGGTTCACCTACCAACAGCCACCCTCGCCTCTTCAACATGTCGTACAACGAGTAATGGAGCGGAGCGAGTCTTCGTGTATTCTCGGCAGAGTATAAGGTAACAACCCTGGGTTTGCCCGATGAAAACACTAGCTCGTAGCGGCATTCGCCGCTAAATTCTTCCACGTTCCAATTACCACCCTCCTTCCTCCGGTAACGCCGGGTAGCATTTCCGTTTGGAATAAAAGGGGCACGTCGTCGGTCCCATCCCTTTTCAATATTTTGCTTCAAAGCCCGTTTGAACCGGCTAAGATGCTCCACATCGACAGCAACTGGTTGGAACCTAGCTTCTTTCCACTGGCTGAGCTTCTCCAAGAAGCGTGGCAGACATCCTTTACAGCATGCTTTCTCAAGCTTCTGTATCGTCTTAAAGCTCAGTTCGTCAACGGGGCTAAGTCCGTCAACGAAGCATTGTCTTACGGCAGGCCGTAGCCCCCCGCATTCGATATGCTGGGGTATATCTTTCGCTGAACGAGGCATACCCAACTCCTCGTAAAATTTGACCAATTTCTTTGCACGACCGCGTAGCCGGTCGCTGAGAGAACAACCGTCCTCGCACTCGTCGTGAAGCACCGCATACGGGTTAGCTTCGAGTGCTAGGTCGCTCTCTGTGGCCAGAGGTTCTACGATATCCTCCAAAACGTAGCTCTCATTTAATTTGTTCTTAATGGCAG